GGGGGCCTCCGAAGGGGAACTCCCCGTGTCGACCCGATAAGACGGGCGGCACTGAAGGAACGGGGTCGGCCTCAGATGACGCTGAAGCTCGTGCGTTTTTTGTGTGGTCCCGGATATGCGAAAACCGAGGTACCAAGACGCGCAAGGGTGTATTTCCTTCCATAATCAACCCAATTGCTGTTTTGCGCCCATATCGGCGCGGGGATTGGTGAGAGGTCACGGGACTGAGCACGCGCCAAGAGATTTCTCTCCATTCGCCTTTGCTCATCCGGTGATACCCCGTAGGTCACATGGACCAAATCCCTGGTGCGGTCGCCAACAGGTCGGTCAGGAATTGGTTTTTCTTTTCGGCCTTCAAAGTAACCGAGAAGTTCATTCCTCTTCCACCAATCGAGGTGGGGACTGTTGCGAACGTAATGCCCAACGTCAATTCCGGCAGTGATCTTAAGTCCGTATTTTGCAAGAGCGGACAGGACGGGACAACCAGGATATTGATGGGCGAGACTCAAAGCTTTGCAACGCAACAAAGCTAAGGCTCGACTGCGTCTCGAAGCGACGTAGCGGCCGTCAATCCAGCCAAAGTCGCAAAGAACACGACGGACATCCGTGACATTTATCCGATCCTGACGATCGAAAATAATGCCGCAGAACGACGCAGTTTCTATGTCCGTGTGGACTCCCATTTTGATTCTGAGACCGAGACGAGAGAAAAACTCGGGTGTTGGGACGGGACCAGCAATGGAGAAGAGCCCGTCGTCACCTTCAACCACGCCCACGCATTTCGAGCCCATTTTGTGACAGGCGAATAGCATGAACATCAGATTGGAGAAACCATTTCCAAGCGAGGTGCACATCTCCCCCGACATGCGGCGCCCTCTGGTGTAGAGAATAAAGTCACGAGCCCAGCAGGCATTGTCGCCCGTCAGAGTCGCTTCTATTTCCTCATACCATTGAGCACCGCCCGGCAGGGCAGCGGACATGTACTTGTAAAGCTGCATTTCTACAGCCTTCATGATTTCCGGCGTAAATAACGCCTCGAAGGAAGTGTAGTCTGTATCGACCACGGTGCCGTTCAACCGAGCCAACATCGCCACGATGTAATTCGGGCGGTCAGCAACGGTAATTTTCTTAACAAACCAAGGGAGTTTGAACAGTTCTTCCTCGATGAGTTTGAAAATTGGACCAGAAAAGCATTTGAAAACATCCGAACGGCTGTTAATCATGCGAGCGTACTTGTATTCATC